TAATATTATCAACTGTTAGTGTTGTTAAAGTCCCTAACGAAGTAATATTTGTTTGAGCTGCTGTAGTTAAAGTTACATCAGCTATATAAGTTTTTATTCTCGAAGCTTCACATTTTCTATTAGTGCCACCAGCACCATCATCAACAATAATTAAATCAGCATCTGCTAATCCTGCACCTATATCTGACGCTCCATCGATATCTAAATCTGCTAAAGCAAGAGAGCCATCTGGAAAAACAGGAGCTTGAGAAAAAGTAACTACTCCATTAGAAGCTATCGCTATCGAATCAGTATCACTGGTATGGCCAATATTAGTGCCATTAATAATAATGTTGTCGACAGTAAGTGTAGTTAGTGTGCCTAATGACGTTATATTAGTTTGTGCCGCTGTGGTTAAAGTAACATCAGCTATATAAGTTTTAACTCTGGACACTTCACATTTTTTTTCTGTACCGCCAGCACCATCGTCTACAATAATTAAATCAGCGTCTGCTAGTGCAGCTCCTATATCTGACGCACCGTCTATGTCTAGTGCCCCTATATCTACTTTATTGGCTGTTGATATAGTGGCTAATTTACTGTCAGCAATTGCAGCACTTGAGGCTACACTTGCATTAACGACAGCGTTCGCAGCTAATTGATCTGCTCCTACAGCGTCATCTGCAATTTTAGCTTGAGTTACATTGTCATCTACGATAGATGCAGTTACCACTGCACTAGCTGCTAATTGGTCAGCACCAACAGCGTCATCGGCTATCATTGATTGTTCTACTGCATCACTTTGTATGGTCATAGCTCCACTAGACGCTAAACCAATGTCTCCGCTTACCGCTACTTCTTCATAACTTGTGCCATCACCCACTAGCATTTTACCAGCGGTTACATCTGGCATAATTAATTTTGCAGGTAGAGTTAAGTTGTTATTAGCATCTAAAACAGTGGCCTTACTTGCAGGCATAGTACAAAAAACAAATTTAGTACCTGCTGAGAAGTTAACAGCACTATCGCTGTTTGAACTAGAAATTATTGTTGTCCTAGCTAGAGTTGAACTATCACTTGATAAAGTGCCAAGACCCACTTCAAACTCAGAACCTAATTGAATACAGTAATAGGTAGTGTTGCTATTACCGATACCTGCTGCAAAAGTCTCAAAACCTTGTACCGCACCACCTAAAGTAACTGTACCAGTACCAGTGGTGGTAGTGCTTTCTTTTACACGGTCATTGAGTACTAAAGCCATGTGTTACTCCTATGCTATTCGTATAATTGCTGCAGAGGATGAGAAGGCTGGAAATTGCACAGTGAATGTGCCCGAGGTAGCTGTCTTATCGCCACCAAAATTTAATACACAAACTGCTGGGTCACCCGATGCAGTATCATTATAAATCAACGCACCTCTTGCAGTTAAAGTTACTCCTGTAAACGACAAATCAGCAAAGTCGACTAAGGCAGTGTCTGAAGATAGTGAAGTGCCTCCATTAGTTAATGCACTGCCACCAGATGCGTATTGACCAGTAGCTGATACTTGGTTATCTGTAGTAAATGATGTGGTTGATTTACCTAAAGTAGCATCACTAGTGTAAAGAGCTAATTTAAATGAATTACCACCACTTGATTTAAAATTATGAGTGCCTTCTAATAATTCTTTTTTAAACGAATTACATATTGCGTTAGTTGTTATTGCCATTATCCTACTCCTTTAGCATTTGGTGAAATTGATGGAACGGGTATCCTTGGTTCACCATCTGTATATTGCCCACGTTTCTTATGTCCCATCTGTTGCATAGCAAACTGCTGTATCTCTTCATTGTACTTACCTTTGTATAAATTGTACATATCAGTAGGTCCTTTTAAGTAACTAAAACATTCAGTTAGCACACCATGTAATAATAACGATTCTTGGTTGGTTGACAAAAAAGTAGTGGTTGAGCTGTTAAAATGAGGTGGATCAATCACATAATTGATTTGTACGGTCAAAGCACTGGATGGTACTGGAGCAATCACAATGGCACTATCATCCCAGTTTGCATAATACTTTGGCACACCTGTTGCATCTGTTGGATTAAATTCTGATATAAAGCTAGTATCTCGTTTTTCTAAAAATATACGACTGCTACCACTAGTTACTTGAACTGATCTTAAATACATCATTTCTTCTGGCATACTAAGATATCGTTGTGATGCGACACATGAAGATGTTTTATAAGCTCTTAAATCATCATAGTCGACTTTACCCGCAATATCTAATTCTATATTACGAATGAACTGGTCAATTAAAGTATCTGACAAAACGTTTGAATCTACTTCAGTGTAGTTTCTTACTTGTGTTAAAAAGTTAGCGTGTGTAATGGTCATGATATACTTATGGTTACCTCTCCAGTGCTAGCGGTCATTTCAAACGATTCTAAAGATGTACCTAGTATATTATCACTTGCACTAGGCAACATACTTGAGTTATTAAAGCCGTTATTAACATAAATAACAAAAGCCTCATTATCGTCTTTTGGTCTTGGTCTTGGGTTATGTAAAGCTACCGCATCAGATTGATGATGCTTTCTTCTAATTTGTGGATGTTTAGGTTCGTATTCAGATTTATGCACAAAAGCACCATTCCATTCTTTCACCATTTCTTTATACGGAAATTCCATACCTGATCTATCAGATATTGCTTTTGCGTATTTTCCTTTTGCGTATGGCATAATTACCTCTAGTACAATTTAGTTGGTTTATTTCTACCTAATTTTGTTTTTACTTGAACAAATTTTCCTTTTTTAAACTTTGATGTTTCTTCCGCTTTTAATTTTTTTTGTATGTAGCTACCCTTTTCTTTTTTACCACTTTTGTTTCTTTTGTCTAATGCTTTAACAGTTTTTTTAACATCTTTATCCTTTACTAATTTTTTTAAATCTGCTTCATTTTTAAGAAACTTATTAGTCATATTTGCTTTATCTGTTTCAGAACCTTTATCAAAATTTTTTTTAATAGCGCTGTTTTGTTGACTTTTTTTATGTATCTCGAGTATTTTTTTTACACCTCGTTTTCCAAAACGCAATCCAAATTTAGCTAAATTTACTACACTCATAACTAACTTCCTGATGGATAGTAACTTTGCGGGGTAATGTACACCGAAGTTCTTTGTCCATCCTCTTCTAAAGCTCTTTTTAATTCATCTTCGTATATCATTTTGTTTTGTTGAACTAATTGAGGGTTAACTTTCATACTTAGATAATAAGCCAGACCGGCAACCATACAAGGTATAAACCTAAAAGCTACATCTGCTTGATTGGTGTAAGCACCAGCATCTTCAATACGCTCCATAAAGTAGTACTTTAAATGTGTGTAAGTACTAGCGTTAGGAGTTTGATACAAAGTAATAGTAGGTGTGGTTTGACGATCAACATAATATTCAGACGGTTGACCAGTAGCACCTTTATTATTTTTTGACGCATAATCACTTCTTGATATTTTAGTTAAAGATACATCAGTGGTTGAAGTAGTTGTTCCACTTGAACTACTGATATACGCTTCTAAAATGTCACTAGTGTTTGATGGTGCAGTATAGGTTGCAGTGCCTGAAGTTAACTCTTGTGTGTTTAATGCCACTTTCCATAAGTGTACGCCACGATTACCCCACTCAGAAAACAAAATATTAAGACTGCGACGAGCAGACTTAAGATCACGACCGCTATTAGTTCTAACAGCACAGCGCTCATATGCTTCCTCAATGATGTCATCGATATCAAGATCAAATGCAGTTGTACCTGAAGTAGCCATCTAACCTCCTAAAAAGTACCTTTAAATTTTGTACCTCTAATTGCAGCACCTTGTCCTTTAGTTACCATACCACCTTTCGCTTTACCAAGGGCTTTTTTCATTCTACTTTCTATTCCTTTTGCTTTTCCTTTACCTGTACCTTTTAGTGTAGCATCTAAAAGTTTTTGAGCTTCTTGAACATCATAAGCTGTAATTCTATCCTTACCTATTTTCTTTTTCATATCGT